TGGACAAAACCCAGGTTGCCGAATTGGCGCTGGACGCAGTGCATACATAGACCGCCCTGCCAGGCTCATCAACCCACACTGAGTTCACGACGAACCCCTGCGAGTTATTATCCGCCGACGTTGGCGGTCCGTTTCCATCCAGCTTGTTCTGCACGGTGACCAAGGTCCATGTCCACGGTGACGATGACGTCACCTTGTAGACCGTCTTGCCATCATCCTCGAGGTAGAGCGAATTGGCCGAGTAAAAATTGCCCATGCTAAACCAAAGAGAACCGACTTGATAACCATCGCCGGAGTCGTCAGATGGGATCGGGAATGTGGTCGAAGTCTTGTTGTGCTGCGCCGTCGAAAGCACCCATGTCGCGGTGCTGCCGTCGGCGCTGGAGCAGGTGTAAACCGCGCCAGTGGAAAGATTCACCCAGACCGATCCAGAGGAAAAGCCCTGTGTCGTGTTTGCGGCACTGGTCGGATTGGAAGCGGTTGAATATTCCACCTTGGCCGTGACCACGACCCAATCCGCGTCGTTCAATCCCACTCCATTGGCTCGAAAAACGGTCGGAGGAGGCGGAGAATTTCCATCGGGGAACAATAGCCTGTGGTCGGGATTCACATTCTCCACCCAATCCGCCAAGGCGTGCTGGGTCGCGAGATACATGGTCCCCGGCCTGCGAAAGGCTCCACCGTAAATCTTCGGTATGAAGTTCTCCATGATCCGGCAGGAGAACGGGTGCTTGGCCTCGTCCACACGGGCGTCCATGAGCGGGGAAAGTTCCCCCGCGTTGAAGCTGTTTCGATGGACGTGGATGCTCATCAGGTCTTGATGATGTAGTTGAGGATGATGGTGGGCTGGAGTGATGACGCGCCTCCGGTTGGAGTCGTGACGGAGGTGACGCGAGTCGCGCCGCCGCCAGTGGTTGTGGTGTTTGCCGACGAGCGCGTGATCGAGTGCGAGTGAGTTTCTACCCCGCCCCAATTCCCAAGAATGTCACCATCGAGAGATGCGGCCGTGAGTCGCCCAGCGTCCCCTCCGCCCGTGCCGACGGAGTTGTCCATGTTGTCGCGCCCCGCGACCACGCGACCACGAAGGTCGGGGAGGGTGAAGGACGACGCATCGACGGACCCATAGGTCGTGCCGATGGCGGTGAAGAGGTCGGCATAGGTCGTGCGCGAAACGGACGACCCGTCGCACCAGAGCCACCCGGCAGGAAGTGCCATTCCGGCATAGGGGGTCACCATCCCGGTGAGGATTCCGAATCCATCGTTTCCTCGCTTTGATACGGTGAACCCATGCGCGGCGTTGATTGAGCCGAACGACCCCTGGATATTTTTCGCACTGACTTCAATTGCCCCGGTGCCTGTGTCAAATGTTGATACCACCTCAAACGAGATGTGGGTCGTTGCCGAACTGGCGTTGACGTAGTCGCCCGCTGCCAACTTGATTGCGGGTATGAACGTGGCACTGTTGAAAAAAATGTTGAAGCTTATTCCTGGTGCCGGACTCCCAGATGATACGGAAAAAATCGTCCCGAACGGATTCGTGTTCCCGTCCGTTGTTCTGGTCAGTTGAATACCAGAAGATGGGCCTTGAACTCCCGCCGGACCCGCATTCCCCTGCTGTCCTTGCGCTCCGACTTCCCCCTTGTCCCCCGTCCGGCTGAAACCCACTTCAAGGACATCCCCGGCGTTGATCGTGCCGACGCTGGACACTGGCGTCACCGAGACAATCCTGCCTCCGGTGATGCTCGTCGTCGCCCCGGTGATGTTGAAGAGGCGTTGCACTCCGGGTTGATTTTTCTTGATGATGCGGATCTGCCCCCGAATGGCACTGCTGCTGTCATCGAACGAATCCAGCCATGCGGACTGGTCGATGAGATAGTCGTCGGTCGTGCTGAGTAGGATCGCGGTGATATTCGCGAAGGTTGCATTGTTGAAGATCAAGAACCGATTGAACGCAGTGGCAGTTGATGTGCCGCTTGAAAATTGATACTGCGCCCCGATGGGGCCGGGAGGTCCGCTCGGAAGCACGAAGTTTAGCTGTTGAGCTGGAGGGGCTCCACTGATGGTCACTCCGTAAGCGTTGGAGTCGTAGGACACCGCTGAAACATTTCCGACGTTTAGGGAATTCGCCGGACCCGCCGGTCCCTCAGGCCCGATCTGACCCTGGATTCCTTGAATCCCTTGCTGCCCTTGCGGTCCTTGCGGACCAGCCGGTCCTGCCGGTCCCTGCTGACCCTCGGCAATATTGAAGACCACACCTCCCCACCCGCCGCCGCCCTTCGGGCCGTAGATGTTGCCGCTGTTCGTGTCGAGCCAGAAGTCACCCTCCCCTCCATCTCCCGAGGAAGGCGCGCCTTCGCCTTGTAACCAAAGCGAGCCCACCCCCGCCGGTCCTTGCGGTCCCACTGGTCCCGCCGGTCCTTGCGGTCCACCCGCTGGTCCTTGTGGTCCCACTGGTCCCGGAGGTCCGGGCGGGCCGACGACCGTCCTGACGTGGTCGAAGTCGCCGTTCATGGGGCGGACATTCCGTCCAATGGCCCCGCGCTCAAGCGGGTCCGGCGTCCTCAAGCCTTGGTTGGCATCGACCATGCGGGCTTCCTTGAGGCGGCGCTCTGAATGGCGGTCGAGGTTCTGCTTTCGGCCATCGCTGCCCGTGATCTGAACGCACGCCGCGGCGGCGAGACGGTGCGCCAACACGTCCGCGAAGAGGGCGTCCCATTGGCCCGGATCGGTGACCCTTGCCACATAGGTGATCTGGGCCGAGGAGGAATTGGTCACCAGCATCCCGCCTTCGACGGCGAAGGACGATTGACACGCCCCGGCCTCGACCATGTTGAAGGTTTCGAGGCGGAGGAAGTCTGCCGGGAGCGGGAACTGGTATTGCCACCCGAAAGGCGGATCATCAGCGGCCCTCGACAGCTCGACCCGCTCGATGGCGAAGTCCCACGCGTGGGATCGCAGGAGCGAATCCCGGACCTGCTCGTAGTGGATTCCGAGCGCCCGAGCTGCCGCAGTCCCGTCGTCCAGTGACAGGATAGCCGGTTCCCCGAGGAGGGAGAGGGCTCGGTTGGCAATGTCGGTTTCGGTCATGCGGACATAGCTTCAATGCCTGCTCTCATCGTTGCCTTTGTCGCGGCGAAAGTCGCGATTTGATCAGAGGTAAAAGAGGATGGCGAATCGGCATATTCAATAAGCGCGATTGCCGCCGCGTCGTCGCCCTCGTCGAGAAGCCTTGAGGCTGCTTCGAATTTATCCCGGAATGGGCCACGGATGAAATCGGGAAGAGCCTTCCAATCAGCTCGGAGTTGCGCGAGCTTGGAGCGTCGAAGGCTAGCCTGTTGTTGCGCCGCCGCTAGCGATTCTTCTGTTGCTTCGCGATGCGCTTCGATTTCGGCCATGGATGGGACTGGCCCGCCATCCCCGGCGGTAATGTCATCTCCGAAAACTCGCCACCCACCTCGATTGGGCCATGCGAAAGAAAGAATATCGTGGGTTGTTGCTGTCATCAGAATCGGAAAAGCTGAAGGGTAAAGCCCTGGTAGAGGGTAAAGGTGACGCCGTTAGTTTCGCCGCCCATGCGAAGTTGAACCGTTCCCGCGCTGGCACCATTGACCACGTGCAGGTGGATTGTCACAGGCAGGTACAGCGCGGTATTACCGCTCACCTCGACGAAGGCAGTGCTGAATGCAGTCGCTCCATCGCCCGAACGGAACGCGGTCTGCGTGATTCCGTGCGCGACGTTGTAAAGCACATAGGTCGGCGATGCTGGCCCCGTTATATCATAACGGAATCCCGAGTTCGTCGTTTGCGTGCCCCACAATCCCGAAAAGATTGCGGTTACACGCTCGTTTGCCGCCAAGGAAAAGGACATTCCGGTGACGTTCCCAAGCGTTCCGGTCGAGTCAGTATAGTTCGAGGTAATTACTCCGGTTTCGACGGGAACGGAATTCCAGGATGGATTTGCCGCTGCTCCATTCGTTCGAAGAAATTGGCCGGAGGTTCCAGCGCCCAGTCGCGTCCAGGTCGATGCACCGCGGTAGAGGATGTCCCCTTGGGCCGCACTGCCGACAAAGTCGAGGATTTCCGAAAGCGTGCATTCCTCGGCATCGCCAGAGCCGCTGCTTTTGCGACCGATGACTCGTGAGGTCGCGGAGATGTTCTGGATCTTCGCATAGGTGACCGCGTCGTTGTCGATGGTCCAAGTCGCCCCCGAAGCCGAGACGGTGATGTCGCCCTTGTCGCCGTCCGAAACCCCTCCCCCGGTCGGAGGAACCGTCCACGTCCCATCCGCGTCGAGGTATTTTCCAGCCACCGCATCCCCGGCAGCAGGAGCGGGAACGAAACCCGCAGCACCACCCGAGCCGGAGTCTCCGGTGAAGGCCGAGTGAGTGTGGTTTCCTTCCGCGAACTGTCCCGCAGAGGTTCCGAAAGCGCCGGCCTCAAGCACTCCCGACGCGCCGGTCTTGATCGGCAGCCCGGAGGTCGAACCAATCGCGCCCGCGTTGGTGATGTTCCCATGAGCGTGCGAGGTTGGCGTGCGGGAGTCGGAAAGGCGCGAGTCGTTTGTGGCAATATAATCAGTCCCGGCAATAGCTTGAGCGACCGATCCGCTAGCCCCCTTGAGGATGCCGGAAATATCGGTGGACGTAGCAGTTGAAACTTGGTTCGGTCCCGCAGCACCCGCCGGTCCCTGATTCCCCTGCACACCCTGATCCCCCTGCACACCTTGCAAACCCTGCTCGCCCTGCGCTCCCTGTGCGCCAGCAGATCCGCGAATGTCAACGGCACTTCCGATGGATGTCTCAAAGCCCGTTGACCCCACCCATACATTGATGTCAGGCTTTGCTCCCTGCCCGCCAATCCAATCGACGACTTTCAAAACGCGCCTTTCAAGGTCGGACTCCACGGAAAAAACGGGAGTCCACCCATCTTCTCCTGCGTCACCCACCGGGCCAATCAGCGAGTCGAGCCACTCCTCTTCCGTTCCGACAAAACCGTTGGCAACCGCGACCTCGTATGCACTGTCCCCATCCGCTCCTGCTGGTCCGGCTGGTCCTGCTGGTCCGGCTGGTCCGGCTGGTCCTGTTTGGCCGGTGATCGAATTCCCCGATGGTCCCGACAACCCTTGCGGCCCGCGAATGTTGACCGCAGACGCGATGCTTGTCACGAACCCGCTCGCCCCCACCCATACATTGATGTCAGGCTTTGTTCCCTGCCCGCCGGTCCAATCAACGACTTTCAAAACGCGCCGCTCGACATCGGACTCCACAGCAAAAACTGGAGTCCATCCGTCTTCTCCCTGACTCCCGGACAATCCGTCAGGGATGAGGGTCGCGTCATTGATGCTGGAAACGATGCCATTTGCGCCAACATACCCGGTCGAAGGCTTGTCGCCACTCCCTCCGATCCAGTTGATGATCTGCAACACTTTGCCGTTGTTGTGGGAGACGGAGGCAAATACCGGCGACCATCCGTTGGTCCCGGCTGACCAAATCGGGCTCTGGAGGCAATCCCCCACGGTCCCGTAATGTCGCATCCTCACGCTTTCGAGCCCGTCGACGAGCTGGACGCGGCGCTCTCCGGCATCCACAAACGTCGCGCCTCTCATCCGTTGATCGGCCAGCACCTCCATGGCGTCCCGCTTCTCGGTCGAGGAGGTGACATCCAGGGCGATGGCCGAGGCGAGACGGAGGACCAGCACCTCGACAAAGAGCGGGTCGAAGAGGGTCGGGTCGGTCACCCGACGGACGTAGGTGATCTTGGCCTCCTCGACGTGGGCCAGCAGCTTTCCGGCCTCGATGGTGAAGTCGGCGGCGCACATGGCCGCCTGCACGCCGTTGAACGTGAGAACCCGCAGAAGGTCAGCGGGGAGCGGGTAGGAATACTCCCAGCCGAAGGGAGGAGCGGCCCCGGCGGTGAGCGTGGCCCTACCCATGGCGAAGTTCCACGGGTGAGAGCGCAGGAGCGAGTCGCGGACCAGTTCGATGTTCTCGCGGCAGGAAATCGCCGCAGGAGAGTTTTCGGCAATGTCCGTAATGCGGGGCTCCCCAAGCCGGGAGAGCGCCATGTTCGCGAGATCGGTGTTGGTCATTGCCGGAAGGATTGCGGGAGCAGGATTTGAACCCGCGCCGCCTGGTTATGAGCCAGGTATCCTGCCAGGCTAGACGATCCCGCGGTTGAAAGGAGAAAGCCCCAGGCCGGTGGTCGTTCCGGCCTGGGGCGTGAGGTGGGTCAGACCGTCTCGTCGGTCGAGAAGGCCAGATACAGCTCGACCGTGTCGGTGGCGGTGAGCGCGGAAGCTGCGGTGATGAGCAACCGGAGGTAGTCGGTTGCTTCAAAGTCCGCTCCCGTTGCGGCTCCGGCCTTTCGAGTGAACGCAACAGCAGTCTCATCCACTGAGATTGCTGCCGTCCCGGTGATGTCGGTCGCGGTTCCGGCAGCATTGACCTTTTGGACCTTGAACGTCCCGCCAACGGTTCCAGCCGTGCCGACGATGCGGCAAAGCTCGGGAATGATCCGCCCGCCGCAACCCAGGTTGCCAAGGGTGATCGTGTCGTTGACAGCGTCCGAATCACCGGTGAGGGTGATCGTCCCAAAGGAAGCGATCCGCAGCGGAGCTTGCAACGCCCGGTAGGACGGAGAGACGTTTCGCTTGTAGGTGCTTTCGAGTTGAGCGGTGCGCTCGGCAGTGTCTAGGTTAGCCATAGAATTGGTGTCCTTTCAGCGTTGAGGTTGATCAGTCGCGGTCACAAGGGATCATGACGACACCCTTCTCGAACCGGCGCATGAACCCGAGGGTCGCGTAGGCCGAGATCTGGAGGGCGTGCTGCTGGGTCGGCAGGACATCCATGTGGATTTCGAGCTTCTCGGGGGCCATGTAGATCCCACGCTTGGCCGAGTAGGCGAAGCACTGGTCGATGTTCCCGGTCGTGTTCACGATGCGGTTGGTGACGATGGGCGTGAAGCCGAAGAGCTTGGCGTCACGACCTTCCAGCCAGCGGGCGATCATGTTCGCCCACACGTCGTTTCCGGCGGCCTTGACGTAGCTGATCAAGTCCTGCTTCGCTTTCGGGTTGATGGCGAGGATCAGCTCCTCCTCCTCCGGGTAGATGTCGTTCTCCTCGAAGATCTGCATCGCCTTGACCAGCTTGTCCGGCGTCAGGCCGATATTGACGGCAGACGCAGCTCCAAGCTGCACGTTGACCTTCTGATCCGCAGGCAGGTCGATGGCGGTGACGTAGGGCTCTTCTCCCCCGTAGACCGTGGCGTCAGCGGCCTTGCACACCTCGGTATCGATGAGGCGGGCGTAGGCGGCCTTCATGGCCTGGATGGTCTCGGAGTCGGGGAGGGCGAGCTTGCCGAGGAACTCGGCGTCCCACTTGTCGAAGATCGCCTGGTCGTAGAACGGAACCTTGACGAGCTTGCGGGCGTGGAGTTCGGCCTCGGTCGGAGCGGACTGCTGGAGTCGCCCGGTGCGAGTCTTGAACGAACGCGGTTCGAGCGAGTTGTAGATGTTTTCCTTGCCCTCGAAGCCCTCAACCTTGATGCGGCTGGAGAACTTGGACAGGAGCTGCTGGACCTCATGTTCGAGGTTGTTAGTGAATTCGCGACGGAATTCTTCGGGGATACCGTGAGCAACGGAAAGTGCCATGATGGTGAAATGGGTTTGAGAGGTGGATTGCTCCGCCGCTTCGGTTGTCCGGGATCGGGCCGCGCTTGAGATGCGTGCCTTCG